CACAGCAATACACAAAACATACAAATATAGGATATATTAATAACTTATTATTCATAGAGTGGCTTGTATAAAAAATATAATAATAAGTAATATATCAGTATGGGAGAGTTGTAAAAACTCTCTCTTTTGTTATTGACATAGGAATAAAGATGTGGTATAATTAGGTATGGAAGATTAAAAAATTATAAAGGAGTTGGTGATTTTGAAGGTAATAAAAAGAGACGGAAGAGATGTTAAATTCAACCCTGCTAAAATAAAAAGTGCAATATGTAAAGCTTTTGATGAGTGTAATGAAGTTCCTGATGACAGTATTATATCAAATATAATAAAAAAAGTAGAGGATAAATTAAAAGATTCTAAGCTTTCAGTTGAAGATATACAAGACATGATTGTTGTAGATTTAATAAACTCATACAAAGATGTGGGAATGGCGTATCAGTCTTATAGGGCTTTAAGGGCAGATGATAGAGTTAGAAATTATGAAGCTGTTTTTGAAAGAATGGAATCTATAACAGTTGAAGGTGATGATGAAAACAGTAATAAAAACTATACCTTGCCTTCTGTTATAAGAGATACAATAGCAGGAGAATATTTTAGAAATACTTTAGACAAAAGAGTACCTAAAAAAGTTTATCAAGCACATAAAAATATGGATATATGGTATCACGATTCTGATTTTGATAACAAGTTTACAAACTGTTGTCTTGTAAATTTAGAAGATACGCTTGAAAATGGAACTAAAATAACTAATGCTGATATAAACCCTCCCAAGAGTATTCAAACTGCTATGAACATAGCAAATCAAATAGTGGCATCTGTCAGCTCGGTTCAATATGGTGGGGTAAGTTTATCAAATTTTAATGAAATTTTAGCAAAATATGCAAAAATGAATTTTGTTAAAAACTTTAAAGATTATTTTGAGTTTTTATATGAAAAAACATATGATGATAATTTAATTATATCATCTGATAATGAAGAGTTAAAAAATAAGTATAACAAAGTTTTTACTAAAACATTAAATAAAACAGATAAAGATATATACGATGCTTGTCAACTGTATGAATATCAGACTAATTCCGTTCTTGGTAATTCCAGTCAAACTCCTTTTTCTACTATAACATTTAATATACCTACTTCATGGGAAAGTGAAAGAATAATTTTAAACTACTTAGATGTTAGAATGAAAGGATTGGGTAGTAAGGGGATAATAGCATTGTTTCCTAAGATTTCTATGATAGTTGTAGATGGATATAATTTAAAAGAAGGGGATAAATATTATTATATATTAGAAAAAGCAAGTGAATGTATAGCTAAAACTTATTATCCTGATATATTGAATTACAGTAAAGAAGATTATGATAATGGTAAATACTATGGAAGAATGGGTTGCAGGTCAAGAGTAAACCATGAATTTAAAGATAAAAATGGAAACTATATGCAATCATCAAGATTTAACTATGGAGTTCAGACATTGAATGTTCCAAGATTGGCTTTGGAAACTATAAAAAGAAACGAAGATATAAACTACTTTTTTAAATTAATAGAAAGTAAAAAAGATATAATGAAATTAGCTATTAAGTCAAGATTTAATAGAGTTAAAAATTTAAAAGCTAAGGAAGCTCCAATATTATTTCAACATGGAGCTATAAGTAGATTAAATCCAGAGGACAAAATAGAAGAATTATTAAAGACAACTCAAGCTTCAGTATCATATGGATACTTTGGAATAGATGACTGTGTTAGACTTTTAACTAATAATGAACATAATATATCCACAGAGTATGGATTAGAGTTAGGATTAAAAATAATACAAATTTTAAAACAACAAGTAGACGAAATAGCAGAAGAAACAGGACTCCCAGTATCATTGTATGCTACTCCTATTGAAGCAAGTATACATACTTTTTATATAAAAGATTTAGAGTTATATGGAAAATATATGCCTGAGTGGCTTAAAAATAGAAAATATTACACTAATAGTTTTCACTTTAGTTCAGAATTACCAATAGATGCTTTTAGTAAAATTGATATTGAGTCTAAATTTATACCTTTTAATAATGGCGGGAATATAAGTTATTCTGAAAATAGCGGTAAAGTATCTAATACAAAAGCTATTGTTGAACTGATACAATATGCTTATGATAAAAAAGTTGAATATTATGCTATGAATACAATTAGTGATGTTTGTTATGATTGTGGGTATATAGGAGAAATAGAATATAATGAAGATAATAAAAATTATAAATGTCCTAACTGTAATAATTCAAACGGTGCTAATATGAAAATTCAAAGAAGGTCGTGTGGGTACATATCAAACTACAATATAACACATGGTAAAAAGGGTAGAATGTTAGAAATAAAAAATAGAGCAAAACATTTTTAATGGCGATGCTAAATGAGAATATTTAATATAAATTATAACGACCCTGTAAACTCTATTACAGGGTTTACATTATCAATATGGTTTCAATTTTGTGAGCATAAGTGTAATGGTTGTTATTCACCTCAAACTTGGGGGGAAGGTGGATATGAAATAAGTGATTTAGAATTAAAAGATATTATACTAAAATCTAAATGGAGTAATGTGTCTTTAATAGGGGGAGACCCATTTCATCCATATAATAGAGAAGAAGTTAAAAAACTTATAGAATGGATTAAATATAATACCAATAAAAATTTATATGTATGGACTGGATATTTAAAAGAAGAGGTTAGTAATTGGGTAGATTGTAAGTATATTGATTATTTAATTGATGGTAAATTTGAAAAAGATAAATTAGATTTAAGACTATTGCTTAGAAGTAGTTTAAATCAAAAAATATATAAAAATGGAAATTTATATCTTGACAAATAAATAAAAATATGTTATATTATAATTGTCAGAAAATCTCATCTGACAAACATCTCCTTAAAGCAGGATTAATCAATCCTGCTTTTAATATATAAAGTGGTGAAAAAATGCGTGGACTAAAATATTATATCTATAATGATACAGAATATTTAATGATAGGAACAGAACTTTGCAATGACAAAGTTGTTATGAGAGTTAGAAATGTAAAAAATAATGAAGAAAGTTTAGTTGATTTGGACTATTTTCATATAAAATATAAAAGGAGTAGGTAATATGCCAAAAGTTACAATAAATTTGTTAAAATTAGAATTAATCAAAGATACATTAGTTGTATTATAAGAATTATTAAATGATAGTAGGTTGCCAAATGATTTGTATTTAGAATATGGCGAAAAGTTTGAAGTAATTTGGAATGTTAAAAATGATTAATTCTACTATTTATGATATAATATCATAAAAAGGAGGTGAAATCAATGAAATTAAGTTTCAAATTAAAACCGAAAATGAATAGCAAAACTTTGGCTATAGTTGAAGAGTTATCTTTTCATACTACCAAGTTGTATAATACAGCTAACTTCAATTGCAGAAACAATAAGTTTGCCAATTACATAGCCATGAACAAATTGTATTCTGACAACTGGCACAAAGAATTTTTACATTCTCATAACTATCAACAATGTCTTAAAGTTTTGGAACAAAATTGGAAATCTTTTTTTGCAGCCATAAAGGATTATGGAAATAACCCTGAAAAATACAAAGCTGCTCCAAAACCTCCAAATTTTAAAAACAATAAGAAAAAGAACGAAATTATATTCACCAATTTAGCTATCAGAGTCGATGGAAATATCATTAAATTGTCTTTATCTAAAAAAATGCAGGATAAATTTAAGGTAAAAAGTTTAAATTTTAATATTTCTGATAATATTAAAAACCTTATAAACATAAACAGCATTCAACAAATAAAGATAAATTGGGAAAATTCCACGAAACAATGGTCGCTTATAATCGTATACAACAAAGAACCTAAACCATATTCTGTGCACAATAATTTAATGTCAATAGATTTAGGTTTGGGTAATTTAGCTACTTTAACTTTTTTAAACGGAGCTGGCTCTTATATTATAAACGGAAAATCCATAAAGTCAGCTAATTCGTATTACAATAAAGAGATAGCTAAACTTCAGTCTATAAGGATGAAACAAGTTGGTAGCTCCGACTTCAAAGACACTAAAAAAATAACCGCATTAAGAAGAGCCAGAAACAACTTCGTTAAAAATTATATGCACAAAGCTAGCAGGATTATAATTGACATAGCCTTATCCAGAAAAGTTTCTGAAATAATAATTGGAGATATTTCAGGGATAAAGCAAAACTCTGATATAAAAAGCTTTGTACAGGTTCCTATCCAAAGGCTCGTTCAGATGATAGAATATAAAGCTGCATTAGAAGGTATTGTTGTATACAAGGTCAAGGAACACTATACCAGTGGAACAAGTTCTTTGGACTTAGAACCTATAGACAAACATCATTACAATAAGTCTCGTCGTATAAAAAGAGGCTTGTTTAAGTCCGAACAAGGCATAAAAATAAATGCCGACGTAAACGGAAGTCTTAATATACTTAGAAAACATTTATAAGACACATGTATTCCAGAGCTGATTAAATCGGCAACGGATAATGGATTCGTGAACAATCCATCAAGAATAAGGGTTATTTAAACCAAACTTCTTGTAAATCTAAATCGCTTTTTCTGGATTTAGAAGCCCCATCCAATTGTTTTCATTGGGTGGGGTAGTTCACAGATAAAAAATAGGAGGGATATAAAGATATGGTAGAAGAAATAATAAAAACAGATGAGGAATTAGATAACGAATGGTATGACTGGTACTGCAACATAATACACTCTCAACCACAGGAGTTGAGTGAAGGATTAGAATATGCTTATCAAAAGTGGTACGATGAAAATGAATTAAGTTTTAAGAAGTTGAAAGATAATGGTTATTCTGAAAGAGCTATATTAAAAAAAGCTTTTATGTTGGGGCTGAAATTCAATGGGCAGTAAAATAAAGAAATTATTTTCTCTTATATTTAGAGAAAAGGAAATATACAATGAATGTATAGAGTGTAATTGTGATGACATCGAGTATTGTGATAAAATATGTCAGCAACATATAGTCTATGAGTTAGATAAAAAACAGGAAGTGATTAAAAGTGAGTGAGATAGATAGAATAGAAGTTTATGATAATGATTATAATGTAATAGCTACAATTTCACCAGAAATAATAAAATCTATGTCTGATAATCATAATATAAGAGTTTTATTCTTTGATGGAACTTTTATAGAAGGGAAAGAAATAGATTTTTCAGGAAATGTAAATATTAAATAGGAGATGATATGAACAATGCTTAAAGAAAGAGAATTTTTAGTAAATGAGAAAAATAAAGTTTGGTATGTGGTCGATATAACAGATAATGTAGCCGAGATAATCAAAGTAAAATGGGATTCAGAAATACAAGATTTTAAATTTAAAGATAAACTTAAACAGGTAAATGTTAATGATGATAACTTATTCAAGTTTAGAAGTTTTGACCCCGATGAAGCACGGACTGTTGCAATAGTATTGAAAGAAATACAATATGATAAGTGTCAAAGTTGCGGAGTTTGTTGTGAGGATATAAAGTGATGGTTCGCAAGGTAAAGCATGATATAGAAATAAAGATTATATATGATACAAAAGAAAAAGATATAGACTACACAAAGCTGTTATTAGATAAAAAAATAGGTTCTGACGGTGTTAAATTTGTTGAGATTGAAAGAGCAACAGTTAAACCATTAGATGTAAATACAAACCTCCCCTGTAAAATAAGTACAGGAGACGTTACATTTATGTATCGTGGAAAAGATAGCAATGAAGAATGGAAACTGACTAATTTTTGTTGCGAGATAAAGAAAAGCACAGATATGTTTCAAAGTTTATATTTAAAGACTAATCGAGACAGACTTATGGATGAGGTGCAAAGAAGTTATGATTATGGTTTGGAATTATACTTTGTAGCTACGGAAGATTTAACAACATTATCTAAAACAATACACAAGATACCTAAATTTAGATTGACTGCCGTTGAAAATACCCACTTTGAACAATTCATGCAATTACAAGATAAACTAAAAGAGTGTGGATATAAAGGAGTTATTGTTAGTGGTGCTGATTTAGCTTGGGTAGTTAGAAGATGTATAAAACATTATATTAAAAAAAATAAAATCCAGTATTGGTAAAAGGAGGCTATATGGTTACAATAACATTCAATGATGAGATTTGTGATGAAAGCTATGAAAAGTTTGAACAGAAAGTTAATGAAGCATTGGAAAAAGAGCAAGATTTAACTATATACATTTGTACTAACGGTGGAGAGTTTTGCCTATCTCAAAATATGACAGATATAATTAATAACTATCCATATTATGTAGAAGTTATATTTTCAGGTTGGGTATTTTCAGCAGGAATGTATATAATGACTAACTTAGATTATAATTTAGTTGATGTGAATTTAACCGAAGCAACTGAAGGAATGGTGCATTTAGTTGATATGTCTCTGTCGATGAGAGGGTTTAAAGACAAGGATTCATATAGTAGTTTTGCTAAGAAAAATGGAAATATAATAAATGAGTGTTATTTAAAGAATATAAAAAGATTTCTTACAGAAAAAGAAATGAAAGTTGTGAATAGTGGGAAAGAAGTATATCTAAATCATGACAGAATGGCTCAAATAATTGAAACTCTAACAAAAGAAGCTGAAGAAAATTTAATGAGGGAGTTGGCTTATGAATAATATAACTGTTTTAGACACAAATGTATTGATGTTAAATCCTAATTCAATATCAGAGTTTGAAAAAGTAATAATTCCACTTACAGTAGTTGCAGAGTTAGATAATCATAAGAAAGATGCTGATTTAGTTGGGTATAATAGTAGAAAGGCTTTGAAGTATATTGAAGAAAATAAGATACAAATAAGTAAAGAGTGTAAATTAGATTACCCTGCTGAAAACAACGATGATTTAATAATAGGTTGTGCAAAAGCTCATAATGCTACATTAGTTTCAAATGATTATGCAGTTAGAGCTAAAGCTCGTATGATGTTATCAGAAGATAAAGTTGCCGAATATAAAAATAATTCAAATGTTGAATTAGGTGAGTTAAGAACTGGTGAACATGAGATAATAGCGTCAAATGAAATCATTGCCAAGTTCCATAAAGACGGCTTAGAGTTAAGTGAGTTTAATACAACTAAAATATTATATGATAATGAGTTTGTAAAGTTGCTTGATGAGTATGATAATAAGATACAAGCTATTGGAATTGTCAAAGGTAATAGATTAGAAAAGTGTAAGAATTTAGAATGTAAACCTTCGGGTATCAATCCGTTAAATTTAGAGCAGAAAATGGCTATTGAGTTATTAATGGATGATAATATTGAGTTTGTTAGTTTAACTGGTTCATCAGGAGTTAGTAAAACCTTTGTTTCATTAATGAGTGCTTTGCATTTAATAGATGAAGGAAAATTTAATAAACTTTATATAGTTAAACCTCCAATGTCTATAGATAAAAATGTATCAACTGGATTTAAAACTGGTGACCATCTTGATAAAATGAAATTACCACTTGGCTCTATAACAACAAATCTTGAAAATTCAGCTAAGAAAAAGAAAGGTGAAGTTGTCAATGGGTTTGAAATACTTATGGGATATATTGAAATGGGAACTATTGAGATAATAAGTTTAGAAGATATACTTGGAATGTCATTAAATCCAAACTCAATAATGTTAGTTGATGAGTTTGAAACTTTGGATAAATCACTTGCTCAAGCTGTATTGAGCAGAGTTGGAAAAGACAGTAAGGTTATAGTAACAGGGGATTTAAAGCAACATGCTTGTAACAGATTATTAGCTGAAAATACTGGACTGTATCATGCTATAAATGTATTTGCAGGGTATGAAAAGGCAGGGCACTTACAACTAAAAGAAGTAGTTAGAAGTGGCTTCGTAAAAAAATTAGTTGAATTGTGGTAGAAAAGTTGTTGACAAAAAATTAAATATGTGATAATATAATCTCAGCGATAAAAATTGCTGAGATTTTTAATTTAAAGAAAAGGAGAGGGTATGATGAATGAATTGATTGTAAAAGAGTATTTAGGAAATGAAATTGAGTTTAAACTTGTTAATGGAAAGGTTTATGCTAATGCAACAAGTATGTGTAAAGCTTTTGGAAAACTGTTTGCAGATTGGAAAAGACTAAAACAAACAGAGGAGATGATTTCTGAAGTTTCAGAAGCTATGGGAATTCCCATAGGTGATTTAGTAATAGTAGAAAATGGGATTGGCTCTAAAGAGTGGGATTCTACAATATGGAGATAATATCATCAATAAATTATAATCAAGAAGAAATAATAAACAATATAATTACTCTCCATGTACCACAAGGATTTATAGATTGCGATTGCACTTACTCTAAAGGTAACTTTTATAAAAGTGGAATTGTAAAAGAACCAATTTATAAATTTGATAAGTTTCCACAAACAGAAGATACTATACAAGCTTGTGCAACAGAATTACCATTAGAAAATAATTCCATAAATTGCATAATGTTTGACCCACCATTTCTTGCAACAACAGGAAAAAGTTTAAAGGTTGAAAATGAAAGTAATAAAATTAATAAAAGATTTGGAGTTTTTAACAACGAAAAAGAATTACATCAGTTTTATGTTCAGGCTTTAAAAGAGTTTTATCGTGTATTAAAAGATGATGGAGTTTTGATTTTTAAATGTCAAGATAAAGTTAGTAGTTCAAAACAATATATGAGTCATGTATTTATAATTAATGTAGCTGAAAAACTTGGATATTATACTAAAGATATGTTTGTATTGCTTGCAAAAAATAGAATAGTTGCTGATTGGCAAGCTAAAAATCAAAAACATGCAAGAAAATTTCACTCTTATTTTTTAGTATTTGAAAAAAAGAAAAGTAAAATAGATTATAATGAATTTATGGGGGACTTGTAATATGGTTAAGAAAACTAAAACGGTGAAATGTTTAAATTGTAAATGTGAATTTGAATCAGAAATAGATAAAATGGGAGTGCTATATAATCGTCTTTGTGAGAAGCATAGATATTTAAATGAAAATGAAGCATATGCCGAGAAGCTAAGAAATATAAGTAAATGGTACATTGAAACTGCCAAAAAAGCAAGTAAATATGATAGAAGTATATTTTATAATAAACAACTCGATGTATGGGAATGGTATAGAGACAATAAAAATGGATATGATAAAGAAGTTGCATATTCTCATAAAGATGAAATGGAAGTTGTAAGTTATAAAAAAAACTACTTGACAAATGAATTACAAAATGCTATAATATCTTATAGTAAAAAATAAAATAAAAATTAGGAGGAGTAAAAATGGCAAAAATAAGTAACACGTTCAGTTTCGTAGGTGAATTTGCACCTGCATTGGACAAAGATAAGAACAAAGTAGGAGTAAAAGAAATAGGTAAAAGTTGGAAGGGTAAAGTTTTGGAGTTTGTTATAAAAGCAAACGGACAACAACAAAGAGTTAAAATGTTTGGTGGGCATACTGGAGATAAAATAGAAGTAAATTCTAAACAAAAAGATGAAAAAGGTAAAACAATAAAACTTGAAATACCTTTCTCAAAGAGATTTGAACAATCAATAATAGATAGTGTTTCTCCATACTCAATAACTAAAGTAGGAGATAGACAATTCCTCTCAATAGAGGATGCTATTGATTACATAGGTATGAATATAAGTGAGTTTGAAGGTAAAAAGTTTAAAGTTACTGGTAAAGTTAAAACCGAAACTTACACTTCTAAGAATGGAGAATCAGTTATAACTATAAAATTTGAAGCTCAAAACATATTCAATGTAAGAGATACTGATGTAGAAGGATTTAATGGTCAAATGGCTATGTTTATAACATCTGAAACACTTAACAAAGAAAAAACTATAGAAGATATAGTTAAGGATAAAAAAGTAGTATTAGATGTTCACTTTGAAGAATATAACTCAGATAAAAATACAAAAGAGGCTGTACCTATACTATACTATCCTTACTCAGTTGTAGTTAATATATCAGATAAATTTGATATAAAAAATAAACTTCATATAGACAAACTAAATATGTTACTTGATACTTTTAGAGTTGATGGAGAAGATGTTTATGAGATGGGATATGGAGTAAGATTCTTTAATGGTGCAGAATCAAAACCAATAACATTTGATGAGCTTACAGATTTTGAAAAAAGAAAAATAGAATTAGGATATGAAACTTTAGAGTCAATAGCAAAATCTAAAGAAGGTATATCTGAATTTAAAAATGAAATACAAGTAAAAATGGAGTTTAATCCTAAATATATTAATGGGACAGAAAAAACAGATATAAGTAAATCTTCACTGTCAGTTATAGTAGAAAAAACCGAAGCACCAAAAGAAGAAGTTAAAAAAGAAGTAATTACTGAGGATAGCGACTTATTTTAGTAATTAAATTATAGGGCATTTATTTGCCCCAAACTTTTTAAAAATAAAAATTGGAGGAGATATAAATGAGAAAATATGGTAAAAAAAATATAGTAAAAATCAACCCTTTGGATTATAATATAGGGTTGTTTGGTCAAAGTGGTATAGGTAAGAGTAAGATAGCAGTAGAGATATGTGAACAGTTAGTTGGAGAAAATGGATACCTATTATTGAATATAGGTAAAGAGGAGGGTGTAGATGCTATACAAGGTGTTGTGTATGAAGATGTTAAAGACTGGAAAACTTTTAATGATATAGTAAAGGATATAACTGTAAACAAAAATACAGAGTATGCAGACTTAAAAGTTATTATTATAGATACAATTGATGAACTTGAAATAATAGGTAAAAAAGAGGTTATAAGACTTCATAATGAACTAAATCCCACTAAAAAGACAAAAACATTTAATGCTGCATTTGGAGGATTCGCTGCACCAAGAGAAAAGTTGTCAGAAATAATACTTGATAATATATGGAAATTAAAAGATGTAGGGATAAATGTATTTGTTATAGGACATGTAAAAAGAAGAACAAAAAATGACGTAATAACTGGTGAAGAGTATGATGAAGTTACAGCTAAAATATCAAGTAGTTTGTTTGAAGATATAAAAACTAAACTACATATACTTGGATTAGGTACAGTAAGAAGAGATGTCGAAAAAGCAGTTACAGGTCAAGATATAATGGGTAAAAATATAACTATAAATAAAACTCTTGGAGCACAAAGAGTTATAACTTTTAGAGATGATAGCTTTACTATAGATGCAAAGAGTAGATTTTCTAAAATAGTAGATAGAGTACCATTTAATGCTGATGATTTTATAAAAGCCATAAAAGACGCAATAGAAGCAGAATATACTTCTAAAAATGTAGGACTTAGTATGAAAGAAGCAGAAACATTACAAGCTAAAGAAAAAGAGGAAAAGATTTCTAAATGTATAGAAAATATACAAAAAGCTGATGAAGCTGGTTCGCCTTCAGAGATGGTAGACAAAATACAGAAAGCTTTTAATGAAGATGTTGAAAAGAAAGATTTGATAATAGAAGCTATGAAAAATATAAATTGTAAAAACTTTGTAGCTTTAAAAGAAGAATCAATGGAAAATATAATGAAAGTATATTCAGTAATATAATTTTCAAAGTCAAGACAGAAATGTCTTGACTTTTTTATTTACATATGATAGAATAAATTATATATAAAAAAAGAGGAGGGAGTTTAATTGGTTACTTGTAAATTTACAAAAGAAAAAATAAAAAAAGATAAGTCATTTGTAATTATTGAAGATGGCAAGTCTAAATGTAGTTATTTTAAATCCGAATTGGTATATAAACTATATTTAGAAAGTTTAAATGCTGAAGAGGAGATAAATAAAAGTATAAATACAATTTTAGGGGTTTCAATATATGCTAAAATGCCTGTGGAGTTTAAATCCAAATATAAATTATGGACAAAATCATATAAACCATTAGAGATTTTATATACTATTAAAAGTTTAGAAAAAGAGTTATCTAAACATAAAATGAAAGGTATTAGGTACATAGCAACTATAATAGACAATAACTTATACAAAGGAAATAAACTTTTAAAAGATAAAATGGAACATAAAACTGTCTCAGAAGATAATGATTTAAGTTTTATAGAAGAAATAAATAAAGATAGGTTTTTAGGTAATAGAATAAATATATCAAATTTGCTGGAGGAGGTATAAATGAAAAAAGATATTGTTGAATCAAGTTTTATTTTTAGTATGTATAAGGAAGTTGATTTGTTCCATGACTATATGGATAAAGTAGATGCTATAAATTTCTTTGAGAAAGAGGAGAGTATATTTTACTACACTTTAGGGAGAGATTTAGTTAAACAAGGATATAAAAGTATAGACCAGTTGGCAATAGCTACTTATTTACTGGATAAACCTGCTTTAAGCTCATATTACGAAGAGTTAGGTGGATGGAAAACTATAAAAGATATTACAAATATTGTGAACGAAAATAATATAGAAAAATATTATGATGAGTTAGTTAAAAACAATGTAATAAAAACACTGAAATCAAAAGGATTTGTTATAGATGAAGCAAAGTTTAACGGTTGTACTTCACAAGAAGTTTACGCTTATTATGAATTTATACTTAACTCTGCTTTTGTACATAATGATATGGATATAAAAATAGATAAGTTTAATATTGATGATGCTTATTTAAAAAGAAAAGACGAGGGAATAACATTAGGTGCAAGTATAGGAAGCACTTTACCGAGATTGAATTATGATATAAGTGGTTTGCACTCTGGAAATTTAAGTATATTAGCTTCATATAGTGGAAACGGAAAAACCTCAATCTGTATACATAGTGTGGTTTTACCTTTACTTGAACAAGGGTATAAGTATACTATAATATCAAATGAGCAAGTGTTAGACGAGTTTAGAGATAATATAATATGTTTGGTTATGGCAAAGAAGTTTAACTACTGGGGGATAACAAGAAAAAGATTACAAGCTGGAAAGTTTACAGAGGAAGAATGGAAACATTTGACAGAGGCTAAAGACTATATAAATTCAAATTATGCTGATAAACTAAACTTTGTTAAAATGTTTGAATATAATGTCAGTTCTACTAAAAAAATAATAAAGAAATTAGCAAATGAAGGGTGCAAGTATTTTTTATATGACACATTTAAAGCTGAGGATGCTTCGGACTCAAATGTAGCAGGATTGATGGTAGAGTATTCTAAAGAGTTGTTCCAATTAGCAAGTAAAATGGATATACATATATTAATAACTCAACAACTTGCAACTTATACAGAAAACCAAAGATATTTAACGAGAGCTTGTTTATCTAATTCTAAACAAGTAGCAGAGGTGGCAGATGTAATAATACTTATGAGGCATGTTTGGGACGATGAGTTTGATGGGGAACAATACGATATTACTCCTTATAATTTTATGAAAGATTCAAACAGAAACTATGTAAGAGATGATAAGAAAACAGTAAAAGAATCAGTTAATTTGGATAGAGATGAAAGGAATATAATACTATTTCTTGATAAGAATAGATGGGGAGAAGATAAAAAAACCTATGTATGCAAATTTAACGGTAGGTACAATATATGGAATGAGTTAGGATATTGCCATGTATCAACCAAAAATAGGTATTAAAGGGGAATCCTATGAATAAAGAAGCCTTAAAACAGCACTTAAAAGATAATATAGAATATGTAGAAGCTATACTTGAAGATTGCGGATTTTGTAATATTAAATACTATGAAAATAGCAATCAATGGAGGATGGGAGAGGATGATTACTCTAACCCATCTTCTATAAGACTGTCCTCTAAAGATTTATCTTATAAAGATTACAAATATAACACAAAAGGAGATATTTTTTCTTTAGTTATGAGTAAAAAGCATTATAATTTTTATAATACTTTAAATTATATAGCTAAATTAAGTAACTACGAAGATGTGGAAGTAGAAAATAGTATTACTCTACCATATAATGGATTTTTTAAACAATACAAACCAGAATTTAACACAGAATTAAAAGTATATCCCTTATGTGAGTTAGATAAATATAAAAAAACAATATCAACTTTATTCTTAAAAGATAACATATCAATAGAGACTCAAGATAAATTTGATATTAGATACTGTGAAGAACAACATAGAATAGTTATACCATGTTATAGTGATAAAGGTTTAGTAGGTGCTATTGGAAGATATAACAAAAAGAATATAAAAGATTTAACTCCAAAATATCTTCCAATTATTAATTATAATAAATCTAAGTATGTATTTGGAATTAATGAAAACTATAACAATATAATAAACAATATAGTTTATATCGTAGAGAGTGAAAAAACTGTATTAGAGTGTGATAGTATGGGTATAAACAATGTAGTAGCTATTGGAGGAAATTCCATATCAGAAGTCCATAGACAGTTAATATTAAGATGTCAACCAACTGAAGTTGTTGTAATTTTGGATAAAGGATTAGGTATAGATAGAGCAAAAAAGCTAAATGTAGTGGATATTCAAGGTTTTATCAAGCAAATTGTAGTAGACGAAGCTAAAAAAATGATAAATCCTTTTTCAAAAGTAAGTTATTTAAACTGTAATGAAATAGAAAGTATAAAAGATAAAGAAAATATATTTACAAGTGGGATAGAATATGATATAATATTGGAAACTATAAAAAATAAAAAGGTGGAGATTTTTGATGGCAAATGATTTAAGTATACCTGAGGAGTATAAAGACAGAAAGATATGGTCTTATTCAAGATTATCCTCTTATTTAGAGTGTCCACACTCTTATTACTTAGGATATATTGAAAAAGTAAAAGGAAAAGATAATATTTACTCTGCAATAGGGGGATTAGTCCATGAGGTTATGGAAGGATTACAAGACAATAAACTAAATAAAGAAGAAGCTAAATCTAAATTTATAAATGGAGTTAAAGATATAAACTTGAATGGATTAGATTTTAATACTGAAACAGAGAAAGATGGATATATAAAATCTATTGTAGACTTCATAAATAAGTATGAAAGAATAGAGTGTAAATCTTATCAAATAGAGAAAAAAGAGTTTTTAGAAATAGACTCAAACAATATATTGATTATGTTTATAGATTTAATAGTCAATAATAGTGAAGATTCTATTGAAATACATGATTATAAAACAAGTAGTAAATTCAAAAAAAAAGATTTAGTAAAATATGGTAGACAACTTGTATTATATGCTTATACTGTCCTTAATAACAATAAAAATATAAAAAATGTAAAAATAGCTTGGCAAATGTTAAAGTATTATTTTATAGATTACAATGGAAAACGGTACCAAGTAAAGAGAAATAATTTAATAGGGGAGTTAAAAGCTAAAATAACTAAAGAACTTAAAAAGTTAGGATTTGATGATTTAACAATTGAAAGTAAGATAAGTAGTGGTGTAATATCTAATTCAATACCTGAAGAAGTTAAGGATAAGTTTATTTTATCCCCTTGCATACTTTATTATGAGTACAACAAAGAAACAATTTCAGATATGATTGATTTTGTAATAACTACTATACATACAATAGAAAATGATAAAGAATTTGTAGGTAAAGACTTATCTCAAGGAACATATTTTTGTGATGTTCTGTGTAGTTACTCTGAATCTTGTAAGTATTTAAAAGAACATAAAATGGAAGATGGTTGTAGATTTATAACAGATAAGGAGGATTTATTTTGAAAATTAAAGCTGAAAATTTAACAGGAAAAATAAAAGAACTCCATACAAAGTTTAAGTTGGATTTCTTTCATACTAATAATAAAGACCAAGCTATAAGATATTTAAAACAAATAAGTGATAAATGTAAACATAGTATATCAATAGATATAGAAACAAGTGGATTAGATTTTGTTACAGATAAATTATTAGGTATTGGTATAGGTTTTGGAAGTAATAAGGCTTTATATATTTCATTTGTTAATATGGAATATGATGATATTGTTGATGTTCTAAAATGTGTAAGTAATCTACCACAAAAAAAGATAATGCACAATTCATTTTTCGATAGAAAGTTTTGTTTAGGCGGGTATAAGGTTGATATACCTTGTGATTATGATACTTACACTTATGCTCATACCTTGTACACTGATAGACAGTATTATGATGAAGGATTAGGATTAAAAGACTTAACTTCTTGGTTATTACCTTTTGGGGACTATGAAGAAGAGTTAGTGGAGTATAAAAAGAATTACTGTAAAACTCATAAAATGAAAATAGCAGATTTTAAGTATGATTTAATACCAGAGGAAGTGATGTCACCATATTGTTGTATGGACTGTATATCTACTTTACAGTTGTTTAATATATTTGAAAAGAAAGTTAGAGAATATGAAAAAAGTACATGGGAAAAAGTAAGAGATGTTATAAATATAAAACATGAAGCTAATGACTTATACATAAAAGCAAGTGTTAGAGGGATAAAAGTAAACAGAGCTAAAGTGTTAGAAATACATAATAATTTAAAAGAAGAGTTAGATGTTGTTGTAAGTGAAGTGTTAAATTCTTTAGAAGTAAAGAAAGCAGAAAAAATAATTAAAAGAAATGCTTTAATAAAAATGCAAGAAAAAAGAAAAACTATTGCTCCTTTATCAAGTTGTAGAAAAGAATGGAATAATACAACCTTTAATATATCATCTAACCAACATAAAACTGTATTATTTTTCGATGTAATGGGATTGAAACCTATTGAAAAGACAGACTCAGGTGCTCCTTCTGTTGACGTAAGAACTATTGAACACTATGCAAAACAGGGAATAGAAATAATGAGTAAGATAGATAAAATAAATAAGATTAATAAGATATTAACTGCCTTTCTTAATGTAGAGAAAGGGGACAATGAGAATAAGGGATTATGGGGTCTTACAAGTGACGAACACCCGTACTTACATCCAAATTACAATATAAACGGTACAATTTCGAGCAGGGTAAGTACTACAAACGCTTAAAACATGGGCGTTTTAAAACTGGGTAAATTCGGTTCAGAACTGGAGACAGTTTATGAGTAAGGGAAGCTAAATCCTACAGAAGGACAAGCTAATACCGAGCCAATTTATACTTAGCTTTAGAAGAGTATAACAGGTGTAACGACTAGATGGTGATTAAGCTAAAAATAAACCATCCACGAAAACCCAGCAACTTTGGCGAGTTAAAGGGGGATATAATTGATAATAATATATTGCATAAGAAATAAAATTAATAATAAAAAGTACATCGGACAATCAAAAAATTATATTGAAAGAATTAAAAGACATTTTAAAACAGCTACTTATGATATGAATAACAAAAGAGTGTACCCTATCCATAGAGCCATAAACAAATATAGGAAAGAAAATTTTGAGCATTATATTATAGATAGTGCATCAACAAATGAAGAAGCTAACAACAAGGAAATATTTTGGATAAATTTTTTAGATACTATGAACAAAGAAAAAGGTTATAATTTACATGAAGGTGGTGTATTTAGTGGTAGTACAGTAAAATTAAAAGTTTCAAAAATTGACCCTAAATCCTTTTGTGTGTTAGATATTTATGAAAGTTTAGTAGAGGCTTTAATAAAAAAATGGAAAAACTTATGAAGGTGGTAAATCTATAGGTTCTTCTGTGTCAAGCCTGTATTATAAAGCTTATGGGTATTATTGGGTTAAATATGATGAGGACTTAGATAAAAATTTAGAGATATTAAAGTATAATTGTAGTTTAAAGATAAATACAAAAAAGTCTGTTCCAAATTTAGTAGGAAGAAAGAAAATAGTCCAATTAGAATATAAAACAAAAAAATTTATAAAAATTTTTGATTATTCAAATGATATATTGTCTTATTTAGGAAAACCTATAAATAATAGCACTAAAAGTGCTTTACGAGCTGTTTTAATAGGGAAAAGAAATTCTTATTGTGGTTTTCATTGGTCATATTTAGAGGATTATAATAAAGGGATTTTTAATTTTGATAAAGTAGGTATAGCAAACGAAAAACCTTTTGGAAAAGATAACCCTTGTTACGGTAAGAAAAGAGATGGGAAAAAATGTATTGTTTATAGGAAGGATAATTCGATGGATATAAAAGAGTTTAATAGTTTAAGAGAGGCTTCTGAGTTTTATAACATGAATTACAACAGTTTTAGACAGGTAGCCGAAGGGGATAGAGGCTCTTGTCATGGATATATAATAAAATACAAATAAAAATAACTCGCCAAAGTTGAAGATATAGTCTGAACTGGACAAGAAAAGACTTGTCATAAATGAGAGAAATCTCCAGAATTGTAGGA